AGAGCTGGAGACTTAAATAATAATGTAGATCAAAGTTTATATGCTAACCAAGAACAGCAACAAAAAATTAGAACTGCTGACGTAAGAGACAATGCTGTTACAACTGTTAAGATAAAAGATCTTAATGTAACAAGACCTAAGATAGCTAATGATGCTATTGATGGTACAAAGATAGCTGACGATAGTGTTGATTCTGAACATATAGCAGCAGATTCATTAGATACAGAACACTATGCTGCCGGTTCCGTAGACACTACAGCTCTTGGAGCAGATTCTGTTACAGGTGCTAAAATAGGTGATGACCAAATTAATTCTGAGCATTATGTATCAGGTTCGATTGACTTAGAACACATGTCTGCTAACTCAGTAGACAGTGATCAATATGTAGACGGAAGTATAGATTTAATTCACATGTCAGCTAACTCAGTTGACAGTGACCAATATGTAGATGGAAGTATTGATAGAGTTCATTTAGAAGCAGACATTATTGACGGTACAAAACTTGCCGATAATGCTGTTGATTCAGAACACATTACATCAGGGTCAGTTGATCTTTCTCATATGTCAGCTAACTCAGTAGATAGTGACCAATATGTAGATGGATCTATAGACAGAGTACATCTAGAAGCTGATATTATAGATAGTACAAAACTAGCTGATGATGCGGTAGGAGCTGAACATATACAAGCTAATGCTGTTACTGATTCTGAAATAGCAACAGGTACATTAGATAACAGATATTTTACTGAAACTGAAATAACTGGAGGTGCTGCTGATGGCAGATACTATACAGAAACTGAGCTAGATGCTGGTCAGTTAGATAACAGATATTTTACCGAAACTGAACTTACCTCTGGCGGTGCAATTGATAGTAGATATTACACAGAAGCAGAGCTTAACGGTGGTCAACTAAATAGTTTATATTTTACAGAATCTGAAATAACTGGTGGAGCCGCTGACGGTAGATACTACACGGAGACTGAACTAGATGCTGGTCAATTAGACAACAGATATTTTACAGAAACTGAGCTTACAGGTGGAGCATTAGATGGTAGATACTACACAGAAACTGAGGCTGAAGCTAAGTTTTTAAGGCAAGATTCTAGTGAAACTATAGCTAGTGGTGCTACATGGTCTAACTCAGATGCATTTGTAGCTACAACTGCTGCAATCAATGCGAGAATTATTGATCTTATTGATGACGTTGGTGGTTTTACTACTATTGCTACTGAGTTACTTTTTCCAAATACGAACCCACAAGGTACTACTGGTCAAGCAGCCATACTAAGTATTGGTGCTTTATCACAAGGATATACAAGAACCGGAACTACTGTAACTATTGCTAACGGAACAGTTGGAAATAGCACAGTAACTATTACTGGTGTGCCTTTAGATTTGCCAAGTGGATTTGGATTATTAGTTGAATCTACAGCGACTCTTAATCAATATACTTTTCACAGGTTAGTTCCTAAAGCTACTGAAGTAACAACAGTTGCAACCAACATTACTAATATTGTTGCAGCCGGGGCAAATGTATCTGATATTAATAACTTTGCTGATTTATACCAAATTAGTGGAAGTGCTCCTACACAAAGAGTAGATGGTAATTCATTAGTAAGTGGTGATTTATGGTTTGATAATAGTAACGGAAACTTAAGAGTTTGGAATGGTAGTGCATGGGCAATTATTACACCAGCCCAATCAGTATTAGATGACGTAGCTATTGTTTCTGGAGCAATAACATATTCCGAAGATCTTGGATTAATAGGTGATGCAGTAACTACAGGAAGTTCTAATGGTTCATTAGATATTGTTGCTGATGCTTTAGAAGATGAAATAACTTTTGCTATTACTGTTTCTAGTGGTGCATATTTTGTAGATGGTGTAAGTAAACCAGCTCTTACTTTATATAAAGGTTGGACTTATACATTTGATGTAAGTGATAGTTCTAATGGTTCTCATCCCTTACGTTTTTCAAGTGGTGGTAGTGCTTATAATACTGGTGTTACTGTTACTGGCACTCAAGGACAAGCTGGTGCAAAAGTCCAACTTGTTGTACCTGAGTCACAGCCAACAAGTTTTATATACTACTGTACAAACCACAGTGGAATGGGTAACACCATCACTGTTAAGGATGATCCAATAAAGACAGTATCGGATAACGTAGTTAAAATTATTGCTACTGCTGATAACAGTACAAATATAAACACAGTTGCTGCAAATAATTCAAACGTAACGGCAGTTGCTGGAAACTCTAGCAATATAAATTCTGCTGTTTCTAATGCTTCAAACATTAATGCTGCTGTTTCTAATGCTACAAATATAAATGCGGTTGCTGGAAATAATACAAACATTACTGCTGTAGCTAATAACTCAAGCAATATTAATAGTGCAGTTTCAAACGCATCAAATATTAATAGTGCGGTGTCTAACGCATCAAATATTAATTCTGTTGTTTCTAATGCAACGAACATCAATACTGTTGCTACAAATGTTTCTGACGTAAACAACTTTGCAGACCAATATCAAATAGCTTCTTCTGCTCCATCAACCGATGGTGGTGGTAACGCATTGTCTGTTGGAGATTTATATTTTAACTCTTCAGCTAATGAACTAAGAATTTGGAATGGTTCTCAATGGCAAGGTGGTGTTACAGCTACTGGAGCTTTATCACAAGTATCTGGAAGTGTCTTTACTGGAGATAACAGATACAACGACAATATCAAAGTTAAGTTTGGCGCAGACTCGGATTTACAAATATTTCACAACACAACAGATTCTATAATCAACGCATCTGGTACAGGAAATATTAAATTACAAGATTCTGGAAACACCAAAGTAGAGGTTACATCTACAGGCGCAACAGTAACAGGACTAATGACAGCAACAACTATAGATGGTTCTGCTGGTAATAATTTAACTCTCGATTTCGGTACACTTTAAATGGCAAAATTATTAAAATTAAGACGTGGTACTACAACGCAACACGCATCATTTACTGGTGCCGAAGGCGAAGTAACTATAGATACCACAAAAGACACAGCCGTTGTACATGACGGTTCACAAGCTGGTGGTAAACCACTAGCAAAAGAAGATATGTCAAACGTATCTTCTGCAACAATAGCTGGAAGATTAGGTACAGATTCAATAGCAGTAGAAAAAATAGCTGCTGGTACATTACCTACAGACGTAAATATAAATAGTACAAACATAATTGATGGAAGTATTACTTCTTCTGATATTGCAGACGGCACAATCGTAAATGCTGACATAGCATCAAACGCAGCTATAGCGGGTACAAAATTAGAAAACTCTGGGGTAGTTGCTGGATCTTATGGTTCTAGCTCTGCTATTCCTATCGTCACAGTTGACGCTCAAGGTTTAATTACAACAGCCTCAACTACTGCGATTGACAGCACGACTATTGCAAACGGTACATCAAACGTAGCAGTATCGAACAACGGAGACATTACAACAACAAGAGCTGGTACATCTAGATTAGTAGTTCATGGGGTTGGAGTACAGGTAACAGGAAACATCGGAGTAACAGGAACAGTTGATGGTAGAGATGTAGCTAGTGATGGTAATAAATTAGACGGCATTGAGGCTGGATCTACTGGAGATCAAACAGCTGCTGAAGTAAGAGCTTTAGTAGGTTCTGCTAGTGACAGTAACGTATTTACAGATGCTGATCATTCAAAACTAGATGCAATAACTACTTCAAACGGTGTAATACTTAATGGAGTAACTGCGACTACACAATCTCAAGGTGATGGCAGTACAAAAATTGCTACAACTGCATACACAGATACAGCCGTATCAAACTTAGTAGATTCATCTCCATCAGCCCTTAATACTCTTAATGAATTAGCAGCGGCTTTAGGTGATGATGCTAACTTTTCGACAACAGTTACAAATAGTATTGCTACTAAATTAGCTACAAATGGTAATGGTTCGTCTGTAACAAATTTGAACGCAAGCAATCTTTCTTCTGGTACTATTCCAGACGGTAGATTTCCTTCTACACTTCCAGCAATAAATGGAGCAAACCTAACAGGTATTGAAGCATTTGTAACAGGCATGATCTTATTATGGTCTGGATCTACAGGTAATATTCCTAGTGGATTTGTACTATGTAATGGATCTAACAGTACACCTGACCTAAGAGACAGATTTGTTGTAGGTGCTGGTAACTCTTATTCTGTAGGTAATACAGGTGGTGCTAATACTAGAACAGATACAGTTAACATTTCTGGATCTGATACCGTTAGTATTTCTGGTTCAGATACTGTAAACATAAGTGTATCTGGTAATGCTGTAGGCGATGCAAAGAAATATAACCAAGGTGGTATTAATACTTATTACAGTACTGGTTACAGCTACACAAACGGAACCTTCACTGTAACGCACCATGTTTACACAGGTACAAGACTTACTATTCCATTCTCAGGATCTGGTTCAGACACAGTAAATATCTCTGGTTCAGACACAGTAAATATTAGTGGATCAGACACAGTAAGTATTGATACAAGATCACCTTACTATGCTCTTTGCTACATAATGAAAACTTAATTTAATTATTCACCCTTTATATATGACATTAAACATAAGCACTCCATTCGCCTACTATTTAGGTCATGGAATAATAGATGAATTTGATTTTACTGACATTAGAAATGATGAACGTATAGTATGGACTCCAAATCAAAAACAAAACACGGATTTTATAAAAGAAGCAGATACTTTAGGGTTAGAAAAATTTCACGAAAAGTACTACAGAATCTTAGAATCCTATCCTAATTTGCGTGATAATATAATTGATAAATTTAATTTATTTTTAAAAAATACTTACGGAGATATTACAGCTAAAATTACTTCTTCATGGTTAACATGTTTAGAAGACGAAGGTGATAATATCGTAACTCATAGACATGCTAATTGTTTTTATTCTGGAATTTTATATTTTGACGAAGTATATGACAAAGAAACAGTTTGTTTAGAATTAAAAAATCCATTAACTCATACAATCGAAACAATGGTTCCACCTTGGTATCGGGAAGACAAAATTTGTAAAGCAATGGATAACATAAGGCTTATACCAGACAAAGGAGCATATTTCTTTTTCCCAGCTATTTGCTATCACGGTACAGAACCCCATAAAGGTAAAAGGAGAAAATCGTTAGCTTTTAATTTTGCTATAGATAGACAAGTTTGGTGTCATGATTCAAGTTATAACCCCGAATGGTAATGAAATATGATTATTAATCCACCAAATACTTACTGGTTACAAGAAAAAATTCCTACTGAAATACACACATATGTACAATCACAAATAGATAAAGCAAACATTGATAAAAAAAAACTGTTAGCTGGGCATATAAGTAAAAGTTTAGGATTACCAGACGAAATGAATGTTTTTAAAAGTTATTTATTTGAAAAAGCTAAAGAGTTAAAATATGCACATTTAACAGGCAACCTTTGTGATTTATGGGTCAACTTTCAAAAAAAATATGAATATAACCCATCACATACTCATACTGGTCAGATTAGTTTTGTTTTATGGATGAAGATTCCATATAAACAAGAAGATGAAAAAAAATTAGAAATAGTACCAAATAATGATTCAACTCCCTGTTTAAATGGCTCTTTTGAAATTTGTTATACGGATATTCTTGGTCAATTAATTAGATATTCTATGCTTTTAGATAAAAAAGATGAAGGAACAATGTTAATGTTTCCTTCTATTACACAACATTGTGTCTATCCGTTTTATACAAGTGACGAAGAAAGAATATCTATATCAGGAAATTTAGCTTAACAAATGGACTTACCGAGCATAGTCATACCAAATCCAGATAAAATAGAAACAATATCTATACCTTTACCAACAGCAGACGTACCTTCTTACATTCCTTTAGTTGTACCTCCTAGTGATTTACAAGCGGAAGAGGAACCTGAAGGTACTGCCTCTGAAAAAGAGCCGGAGTCTCCCGGAATGAGAAAGGTAGACATACCTTTTACAGAAAAACAAATGCCGGTACCTGAGACTGAGATCTTAGTAACGGCTACCACAACTGCGGTTGTGTCAGTAGCAGCTACACTTACAGCTACAGCAGCTTTTAAATATGTTGTAACTGCTATGAAACCAATACTTAAAACAACATGGAAGAAGATAAGCCAGTCAAAGAAAAAAGTTTCTTAGGAAAAGTAAAAGATATAGCCGAAGACAAAGAACATCAAATAGAATTTCTGGGAACAGTAGTTAGATTAGGCGTAGTTGTCTGGTCTGGTTTTATTATTACTATGAACTATGTTGACATTCCTATGGTAAAAAAATCTGGTAACTCAGATATCACTTTCGTCGCCAGCGTATTTACTGGCGCACTTGCCACATTCGGTTTGACGACTGGAAAAAACGGCAATAGCAAAACACCAACAAACTGCCCAATGGTAAAAAAAGACAAACCAAAAGTATGAAAAAATTAATTCTGCTTTTAGCTTTGTTATCACCCAGCATAGCAAGAGCCAATACAGTTACGCCACAATTTACTACAGGTTCGATGAATAGCACCACGACTACAACTCAGACTATAACTGAAATTGAGCAACGTCAGGTGTTCGGAGCTGCTGTAAATACTTGGTCCGGAACAAACATAACACCTTCAGCCGATATATCTGCAACTGGTACAACATTTAGTGTTACCAATGCATCTGATCCTTGGGTACTAGAAACAACAACTAGAGCTGCCGGCGTCGTAGAACAATGGGATACAACCAGAAACTATACAATAAACTCCACTACAAACTCCTTGTCTGTCTTCTCACAGTAGGCAGT